GGTTGGTCGGGGTGCCCGGCTGCGCGACGTCGTCCTTGTCAGCAAACAGATGATACCGGACCAGATCAAAGGCGTTACAGAGCTTCCCGCCGGCCGGATCGGTCGCGTGGTGAGAGAAGATGAAATTGCCATTATCATACACGATGGCGCCGCCGGTCGTGCTGCCGCCGGTGAAGGTGTACCGGTCGGGGCTGTTATCCACGGGCTCATAAATGCCCGGCAGGAACTTATCCATGGCGGCCAGTACGTTGTACGTCCGGCAGAACGCACCGACTACGCCATGCTTTTCGTTGGGGTCGCCCTGCTTCGCGGCAAGGCGTTTGTGCGGGTCTTGGATACCGGGAACCTGCGGCCAGACAGTAACGTCGTGCCAGTCCTGCCCGGCCCGCGCATAAAGCCCCAGAACGCCGTCGGCAGATAGGAAAGGCTTGTCCCCGAAAGTGTATATGTACTGACTGTCTGAGCAGCAGGACGGCCAGTACATAAGCCGGGAAGCTTCAAAGGTGGATGGGTCACACATTTCAATACCAATCAGCTGCGCAGCCTTGCGCGCGATCGGCTCGTACTCGTCTGCGGTGCAGGTGCGATCCAGCGGCAGGATAATGCGAAGCCGGGGTGCCTCCGGGGCATGCTTGCGAGTGGAGTAGATGCAGTACCCACAGCCGAGGCCATCCACGCGGCGCAGCACATCGTCAGTAGCGCCTGCGGGGATGTGGTCAAGGTCGAGGGTAAGAACATCGCGCCTGTCGATGGCGTTACCTTTGCGCCGGCCACCTCCATGGACGACACCGCCCACAAAGCCGCCGACATCTTTCAAATTGTCCTGCTGGGGCTTGGTCATACGCAGATAAGCGGTCAGTGTTTCGGTGCTGCGCACTGGTACGGAAAGTTTGTCGTATAGCTCTGATATGTAGAGCCTTTGGGCTGGCCACTTAAGGGCGTTGCGGCTGCCGGCGGCGCTGATGGTTATTTGTCGGTCATTTTGGAGCATTTTGTCGACGTCACTCCTTTACAGATGGAAAAATATGGTGTACAGTAAAAGAAATAAAAATAATAAATTAGGGGGCGGCAATATGGTTTCAATCACGACTATTGACAAAGTAATTCAACTCGCGAATCAACGTCAGGAGGCGTATCAGAATTATTTGAAAAAGTATCGCCCATCGGGGGTCGTGGATATTATGAGTGATCAATTTCACAATACTCCAGAGTACCAAGTTTACGAGGCTGCTGATAGAAAATTAGACGCATTTCTGAATGATTTAAGCTATGAGGCTATAAAGGATTTACAAACAATCATGTACGTCGGGAGAGGGGATTTTGAAGAGGACATACCCGTGAAAGATCCGTTTTCGGATATGCGAGATTACTTAGATTCAAACGGTTGGAATGAGAATAAAAGGGTCGAAGAAAACCAAATGAGTGAAAAAATGCCTCTTGGTGATTATCTTACGGAAGGAAAAAAGGCGATTGGCATTTAGTCCTTTGTATAATACCCCCCGCACCACCCATCCGCGCTAAGCGGCAGACCCGGTGCCCAATCGATAGGCTGACTCATGATGCTGTACACAGTGTCGAGGTCGGCCTTTTCCTTTTCAATGTCGATAATCACTTCGTCATGTACATGAAATACCACCGGGAATCCGGCGGCCTCCAAACGTTCGATATTCTCTGCCAGGCAGTCACGGGCGATTGCCTGAACGATGTTCTCCGTCAGTTTGCCGCCGTAGGTTTCAATGGGCATCCACTTCTTGGTTGTCTGGTTCATACCCCAATACTGCAAAGAGGGCTTACCCCATTGGTTCGTGCCGAGCGAGGGCCGGGCATAATACAGCTTGCGTCCGCAAGGCAATGTAATAGTCAAAAAGTACTGATCTGTTGCGTGGTCGCCCTCGAGAGCGAACAACAGCCCCCGAACACCCGCCGGCCGGCCGGTCTGTACGACACCGATCGCAGCATTTTCTACGGCATACCAAAGGGCAACGATCCGCTTGTTGGCTTCCCGCCAGCGGCGCACGATATCGGGCAAATCCTCTTCAGGAATTCCCATCTTGAGGGCGCCCATGTTAATAAGTGCAGGTGCGGCGCCGTTATACCCGAGCGCCAGCGTGGCGACTTTACCTTTCTGGCGTAGATCATATTCCGGGTTACCCTTGACGATCTTTTCGATCGGCACACCGAACATGTTGGCTGCGGTAGCTTCGTAGATTTTGCCGTGGCTGCGGAACACATCCAGCACCCAGTCCTCACCGGCGAGCCAGGCGATCACGCGAGCCTCAATAGCCGAGAAGTCAGCGTCCACAAATTGATGCCCGGGTGCCGGAACCAGCGCCGTGCGGATCAGCTGGGAAAGAGTATCCGGTACACTGCCATAAATCAGCTGCAGGTGGTCGAGCTTTCGCCCCTTAACCAGTTCACGGGCCAAATCCAGCATATCGCCGTGAAGGTATGTCCTTGGAAGGTTTTGAACTTGCACGAGCCTGCCGGCCCATCGGCCACTTCGATTTGCCCCATAAAACTGGAGCATGCCTCGAACCCGGCCATCTTCGCACATCGCCTCTGTCATGGCGGTGTATTTTTTTACGCTGGTTTTGGAGAGCTCCTGCCTGATTTCCAGCGCCCGCCGGGCGGTATCGCTGGGGATTTCTCCTTCTAGCATTGTTTTGACCGTTTCTTTGCGTAGGTCGGTAACTGTGGAGCCAGTCTCCTTGGTCAGCCATCCGGATAGCTGCGGCACACTGTTGGGATTGTCAAGCCCCGTCAGCTGTACGGCCTCTTGTGTGAGCACGTCTGTAATTGCATCGCTGCATTCCAACGCGCCATGGATCAAATCAAGGTCAACAGCAACGCCGCGGGCGTTGATTCGCAGATCGGTTTCCCATTGGCGCTGCACGAAATCCGGTACAGGGAAAGGCGACAGACGGCGCTGAATCTCCTGTTCTGTCACGACATCCTGCCGGTTGTATTCCTTGAACAGTTCCCATTTTTCTGGTTCGTGATGGGGAAGCGTCCGGGTCCTGCCGCCATTCCGAGCCGTGGGTGTCGTAGGGGTACAGAACAGCTTTATCAGGGCCTTACCGGTTGCCAACTTGCGTTTGTCCTCTGGCAGCCCCAGCGCGGCCCCCGTAGCACCCAGACCAGCGGTATAGCCGCAGTAAAGGCCGTGGAGCTGTGTGTCTCGCCATTGAGGCGCCCATGCGCAGGGGTCAGGCGTATTGTAATACTTGGACAAACAGTACCACTCAAACGCGGCGTTGAACGCGTGCTTGGTGCAAGCCGGGTCAAACAGCAAACGACGGATGACGTCGGGAATGCCGATGCCGTGCGTGAGGTCGATCACCTCTACCGGTGCCCCGTCGAGGGAATATCCGAACAGCAAAATTTCAAAATCCGGGGATTGCACGTATTTGTACATGCCCGCTTTTTTGATGTCGACCGAAGAAAAAGTCTCAAGGTCTATGTTCAGATGATGGATCATGGGGTATCCTCCGGCTGATCCAGCCAATTTAGCAGACATTTACAGCAGTTTCTATCATCAGAATGATTGCATTCAATTTCTGCCAGGCCCATTTCGTTCGGGCACATCAGCGTTACGGCGAGTTCAGTATTGCTCATGCCGCGAATTCTGTCACCGTTCGTCAGAGGCCTGTTTTCACGGCGGTTCCATTCAGTTACAGCATAGTTTTTCAGTCTTTCTTCTTTTTCTTCCGGTGAATCCGCGAGCGAACCGATTTTGTCCGAGTACCCTACGGGGCCTGTGCCACGGCACATTTTGCAGGTAACATGATAGCCGTACCCCCAGTTGGCACGTATTTTAATCAGCTTAATTTTTTCACTACCGCAGAACGGGCAAGGTTTCAATTCGTTCATCCTTTCTTTCCTCCCTGATAAAAGATTTGTGGAAGGGCGCTTTATACGATAACGCCCTAGAAACGTCTTACAGCGGGACGCCGGTAATCGGATCAACGGGGCCCTGATATTGCGGAGCTGCGGGGGCCTGATACTGAGGCGGAGCATACGCAGGGGCCTGCGGCTGCCAAGGCGGTACACTGGCGGGGGCATATCCCTGCTGCTGGTACTGCGGTGCTGCGGGTACCTGCTGGTATGCCGGGGTGTAAGGAGTGGAGACCTGCGGTTCTGCGCCGAAGTCGTCCTCTACGCTGGCACGGGAGCCGCCCAGCGCTTCGCCTTCCGCGATCTTCTGGACGTTGTCCAGTGCAACGCCGACACCTTTGTTCTGTGGAGCGTTATAGCCAAAGAACGTAACACCGACATTTGCGTACATACCGGAATAGATCTGTGTCGCGTCCAGAATCGGCTGCAGGTTAAGATCGACCACCGTAACCGGGGATTTGTTGGACGCGGTGAACACCCAGCATCCTTTGCACTCGTCGCCGAACGGCTGGCCGTCGGACGGGCGGACGCCGTCGCCATCATGCACACTGACCTTCGGCGTTGCAGGGAAGGCCTTGCCGTATTTCTCAATTGCCTTTGCGGTGGCGGCAGCGATCGCGGCGTCGATCATTGCACGGTTGGTAGCGGGGTTTTTCGGTACCAACACAGTGCAGCTGTATTTGGGGTCCTGCCCCGGCTGAGAGGCATAGGGTTTATCCAGATGTGTGTAAGAGAGACGGACGTTCCTCAAAACGATATGTGCGGGATTTGTGTTAGCCATAAATGTAAGACTCCTTTTTATTTAAAGATTATTTGCTTTTGCGAAATAAGGGTCACTTCGTACTATGTTAGAGGGACCGTCATAAGGTGGCAGTCCTCGAAACATTTTTTCAGCTTTGCTCAAAGGTTTTTCTTCTGCGGGTTCGGCGGTACCAGCATTCGGGGTGAAGTCCTCTGCTGCGCTGGGTTTCAAGCTAATTGCTTCGCGACTATCAGACAAAGGTGCTAAAGCAGGTTTGCCATTGGATACAGTGACGTGAGTGCCAGCAACCTCTGTAAAGCGGGCTTTTCCCAGCATCTTTTCAATGCCCGCCAAGGTCAGCGGTTTACGCTCGTACAGCATAGCTTCTTCGATGCCTGCGGCGGTGATATCTGCAAACGCGGCGTCGGGGTCGTCCCATATCCGAGTTTTTCGCCCCTCAACCGCTTTCCAACCGGGTATCTCTTTGCCAGCAAGGCAAGCGGTAAGTGCATACTCTTTTAAGTCAGACACCCACTTTTCGAGGGAGACAGCTTTTTCCAGAACTGCGCCAACTTCGGCGTCAGAAAGCAATGGCGGCATCGGTAGTGTGCCGGTTACTGTTTTGCTGTGGGGGCTGCCGAAATCTTCGAGGGCAGTATACTGATCCGCGCGGGCCCGGCAGGTGTTTCGCGCCCGGCAGAACCGGCACCAGTCGCCGCCGTGGAATTCACCTTCACCAGCGAAGGCTTTTTCTGCCAAGGGCCGCACGGTAAACACGCCCCAGTTGGCCAGATCGTCGCGGGATATACTCCACTCTTTAACGGTATCACCGTCTGCGCGGGGCTGGAAGATCGTGAGTACAATATTGTGTATGTCGTAAAGCATGCCGTAAGCTTCCAGAGCGCCGAGACCATACAGTTTCAGCTGCGGATTATCTTCCGGACTGACCGGTACGCCTTTGCCATGCTTGTAGTCGATCACATGCAGGGTGTTGCCGCCGATGATGATGCAGTCACCGGTACCCCAGCCCTCAGGGACGTACCGAGAGAAGTCCAGTTTTTTCTCCACGGCCATGTAGGGACGGGAAGGGTATTGCATCGACACACCGGTAATGTAGTCCAGATACCCATCGGTGCAAGCCTGCATTTCTTCTTGGTACAACGGGTCCTTTTTCAGCTTGTTCATCCTGGTATTAAAAGCTTTCGGCCCCATTGGCTCAATAAATTTCTTTCTGACCTTCAGTTCTGCGATGCTGTGGGCCAGAGTGCCTTCCTTGGCGTATTCGCTGGTGCTGTCCGGTAGAGTTTCTTCCAGCCGTGCGGAGGGGGTACAAGACATCCACCGGTGAGCACCGGAAGCAGTTAAAAGAGCATGCTTGCGATCTGCCATCAGAGCTTCGCCCCCATCTGGCGCAGCGTAGTAGCGAATTCGCCGTAGCGTTCTTTGGGTAGCTGGGTCAGCGCCTGCACCCCAAACTGAGCCAGCAGGCCAAGCAGATCCTGCTGTTTACCTGCGTCCATCAGCTGAGACGCCGCCCGTGCCAAATCCTCCATAGCGTATGCAGGAGCCGTAGCTACCGGAGCCGGGTTAACCGGCATTGCTGTAGGCGCAGGATATGCAGAGGCGGGCATTGCAGGCGGCGCCATAGTCGGTGCATTGGGGGGCGGGACAATCGGCGCGGCCTGCTGCGGCGCAGGGGTAGGGTTTATCGGTGCGGCAGGCTGATACTGCTGCACAGGAGCAGGGGCAGCCGTCGGCGCGGAAGCAGAGACGACCTGCGCCCTTGCTGTCTGCTCTGCTGCGGTCTGCGGCAGGGGGATAACATCCTGCTGGTGGTTATCGGAGCCCGACAGAGCGGCCAGTAACAGCTTGTCCGCGGCCAGGGTGATCGTTCCGCGTACGTTGATATTGATATCCATATGTGGATCCTCCTTTATTTGTTGGGCCTGTACACATTCAGGCCGATTTTAATATCCTCGGTGCCGGGAACAGCCTTGTTTCCCTCACTGGACGCGATGCAGATCGACTTGCCGCTGCTCGAGAGGCCGAAGTTCTGCGAAAGGTCGATCTCGATCAGCAATTTGTTACCGTCGATCGACATTGTGACGTTTTTCATGCGAGCTACCTCCTATTAATATATTGATTTTGGATTGAGACATTTTTCTGAAAGCCTCTGCAGTGATTACCGCAAAACCGGTTTCCCAACGAACGCCCACGAATTCCGGGTCATTATAGAGACATCTAGGTGGTTCTGGGGCGCGAGATATCGGGTCTGCGCGTGCCGTACAGATAAATTCCATGGTCTTCGCAGTAGGACGCTTTCCATTCCTGAGCCCAGCGTGCACGGAATTCCAGCTTGGTATTCTCAATCTCTTGAGCCATATCAATTTGCATTGGCATCCGCCTCCATCCTCAGCTGCTCCGCCAGCGCGGCGATAAATTCAGAATTTGCGGGCCGCTTTTCCCGGGCCCCTACGATCGGTCCGAATGTGCTTGCCAAGGTGCTTATATCGCAGCGGTCCCAGCAAATTTCAATCGCGTGCCGGATACCACGCTCAACCTTTGAGGGCGTGGTACCGTGCGTTTTGGCGATGGCCGGGTACAGCCCGGTAGTCATGCTGTAAACCGCTTTGGGGTTATCCATGCAGATAGACAGCGCCGATTTTAAGTACTCGTAGCCCACCACATGAGCGGGTACGCCTATCCCCTGCAGGGCAAGAGTAATGTTGTTCATTGACTTTTCACTCCATTCTGCTATAATGCAGTTAAGATATTTTTGAGTGCGCCGCTTCCCGATTGCCGTCGGGGGCGGTTTTTCCTTTGTTCAAGGCATCCTGTGTCGCCTGAAAAGTGTTGCGGGTGCGGCGTTCCAGCTGACACACCTTGCCGGCCAGTCGAGCGTAGGAGATCGACAGCAGCGCGAATGACAAGGCCAGCGCAAAAATTAAAGCATCGTGCATGGGTTGGGCCTCCTTTCTACCTATCAAAATACGCGGGGTTATTGATCCCTTCGGCGACACACCGGTGTTCAAGATCGAGGTATTCTTCGGTCGTGATCGCGCCGAGCTGCCGCGCCATGCAGATTTTTCCGTGCGCCGTGTGCAGCGGGCACTGGGGTAAGACGGACGTTTTGGCATGCTCGATTTCCTTGAGTAGGGCGGTGTAAAGGCTATTCATTGCAGGGCCTCCTTATTTGACGCGGCGAGTTGTATCGGAGCGTCCGGAAGTCGGAGTACAAGCCCCTGTTCCTGCGCCATGGATAGCAGCAGTCGCTTCGCGGCATCATAATCAGCCTGTAACCTGGCCGCCTTGTTTTGATACGCCCGTTCCTGCTCTTCGTACAGCGCTTGGTTTGCCCGCAGGCCAAACATAAAATCATCATATCCGGTCAGCATGGCGCGGCTCTCGACTATGAGCTGTCTCTCCACATCCAGTCGTAACCCTTTCAGTTTGTCATAAACCGCGGAGCAGAGTTTTCCGTAGGGATTCGAGGCAACGCACCAGTTGATCGACGACAGGGCGGCAGCAAGGGCCTTAGAATTTTCATAAAAATCGTTTCGATCAAATTCCTGCAGCTCTTCCTCAAATGCTTTCACAGCGGCCTTGTACTGACTGCTCATGCCGTCGAGGACATTTTCGACAAACAACTTTTTGAACCCGATCCGTTTTGCGAGGTCGTCATTGCACAGGATTTGATACATCCACTCGTTTGCGTCCTCGTCAGAGAGCTGCCAAATCGCTACGTCCATTAACCATATCTTATCGCCGTAATCGGTAATTTTTTCCCACCGCTCAACCAGCTTCGCGGCATTGTCGGTGTAGTAGTAATCCTGTCCCTCCCAGCTGACATCCGAAAACATATCAGAAAGAATTCCGATTTCTTCTCCGCTTTCCATCTGGCGTAGAGCATCGTAAATGTCTACCGCCGAGTGGTATTTTGGAGTACCGGTGTCAAACGGATCTCCATCAAACATGATTGCTTCCCTCCTTTTCTTCGCCGGCTTCCGCCGGCCTTATCACTCCCGCCCTAACCATCCTCTCCCGGTACTCGCAGTCCGGGCAGACATAACCGGCGGGGCTTGTCCTGATGCCGTCCACAGCGGGTGCAGGCGGCGGTCATGAGGCTTCTTTTGCTTTTCGATTCTCGCTGAGACGGTACAAGCCAATGAATATTTCCGCCAACTTTTCTTTGTCGGCTGCATTCAAGGGCTTTACAATGGTTCTCTGACCGGTGTTCAGATCAATATCGACTACCATGCGCTGAACTCCTTTCCATAATTTACTGCATGACCACTGTCCCATAAATCGGACAGTGCTTTTTCTGCCCCTTGAAATGGGGTAGAGGGGTGGTATACTGAAAGTAACTAATGCGATTTCTCTTTCAGAATTTCATCCAATGCGGCATTGAATCTTTTTTTAGCATCTGGCGGTCGGCGCGAGCCGTTCAAAACCATTGAAACATAAGGCTTAGTAAAACCTAACTTTTTTGCGAGTTCCTCGTAAGAAACTCGATTTACGTGCATTTTTCCCACTAAATCGCCTGTCCATTTTTCGGGCAAAATTACAACCTCCAATCTTTTTTATTGAATAGGGTTGAAAAAGTTAACACAATATGCTATCATTAAAGTCGCCAAACAAAAATGATTAAATTAGTGCCCGTTGTGTAGAAGTGTAAACCTTTTCAACTCTATGTGGCTATTATAGCGTAAACACTTTCTACTTTCAAGGGGTAGGTGTGAACTTTTTCATATTTGTTCACACTGTACAAATTGAGAGGTGCATATTGTGTTCTATGACAACTTTTTAAAACTTTGCAACCAAAAGGGTGTGTCACCTACAGCTGCTGTTGTTGAAATGGGATTTCAAAAATCCGTTGCAACCAGATGGAAAAAATCTATCCCTACCGATGCGAACAAATTAAAGATAGCTGAATATTTTGGTGTTTCAGTAGATGACCTTATGTCTGAACAAAAAGAAGCGCCCGCCCTCACAAAAGAGGACGAGCGTGATATTAAAAATAAAATCGATGAAATAATTGATATGATGGCGGATCAAAAAGGTCTTATGTTTGATGGTGACCCTTTAACGCCAGAAGCAATTGAGAGTATCCGAAGTGCCATGGAATTAGGCATGGCGGCTGCAAAAACTAAAAACAAGAAAAAGCAATGAAGGTATTTGTGCATGAACGAATTGGAAATCGTGAACGGCTTAATCAAAAAGTACTTAACGAATGATCCTTATGAAATATGTAGCTATTTAGATTACATTGTTTTGCAGGTCCCACTTGTAGGGATACGTGGTTTCTATCAGTTCTATGATGGGCAAGACATTGTTTACCTTGATAGTGGTTTGCCTGACCAGGTAAAAAAGTTTGTTTGTGCTCATGAGCTCGGGCACTCACTAATGCATAAGGATATAAATGCAATATTTCTGGATACGCGTACATACCTCAAGGCAGGACGTTATGAGCGACAGGCAAACCAATTCGCAATTAATTTGTTGTACCCTCACGATTCTGATTTTGATGATTATAGAGATTTAACTATTCAACAGACAGCACGTTGCTTAAACGTGAGCGAAGATTTAGTTGAATATAGGCTTAAAGAAATCAAGAAACTTACATTAGAGCAATAAAGAAGCCCCTTCTACTGCTGCGAACAGTAAAAGGGGCAAAGGCAGAGACTCCCGAGAAAAGAAACTCTCCCAATAAAATTATACAA